ATGTGATTATATCTGAAGTTAGAGTATTTCAAAAGGACACTAATGCTAAAAATATAAATCTAGTTGAAGATACAGATCCTGTTATTGCTGGTGCAAAACCACAGGCGGTAAAAGATCTACATGAAAATTATGTCAATAAAGATTTTACGTCAGCTGATGTAACTCCATTTATTAGATTGAGATTTACACACTGTGAATTTGACCATAATTCTATTGCTAGTTTTTTTGGAGAGCTATCAAAAAACCCAGAAATGCCTAAGCCATCGATTAAAATTAAATGGGGCACATGTAGACAAGTAGATCAAAAGTTAGGGGCTAATCTATTCAACGAGAAAGCTGGTGCTGATAAGCCTATTAACGCTAGACTTGAAGCTGCGGCAGCAGGTGAAGAAGACATTACAAATACAGCTGGACAATCCACTGGTCAAAAATACTTAAATGCAATTAGAGGTAGAACAATTGGTAAAGTTGAGTCTACTCTACAGAATGCAAAAGATGCAGCAACTGCTCAGGCTAATTCTATTGCCAATTCATTTGCAAATCCAGATCAACCAGGTATTGTAAAAAATCTATTAGATAGAGCAACAGAAGATTTAACAGGTGCACTATTATTAGGTAACGTACATGGTCTAGGTGGTACAATTAATGATATTTCAACTGCGATTAAAACAGGTAGTTTAAACGCAATCGGTAACCTAGTTGGAAATTTAGTACGTGGAGGTAATGATAAAACTCCTACAAACAGAGGACCTTTAGGTGGTGTTGGAGATAACCCTGTTGATTCAACCCCTGATAACATCAAGCTAGGTAAAGTATTCGATGAACTTAACGATGGTATTGGTCAAGCTGAACAAGCGTTAGGTAAAGATAATGTACATGGTACGACTGCACCTGATAATGATAATTTAGGAAAAGAGAATGTCCATGAATAATAATGAACTTTTTAGAGACAATATACGAGAAACACACTGGCTCGGAGAAGTAGTTATTAATGAAGACCCACTTCTTCAAGGTAGATGTCGAGTAAAAGTATTCGGTAAGTTTGATAAATTACCAGACGACCAGATTCCTTGGGCAACCCCTATGAACAGAGATCAGGTTGGTGCTCATGCAGTACCTAGAGTTGGTGATATTGTTGCAGTAAGATTTGACAACGGTAACATCTATCATCCAGAATATTGGTTTCAAGTAGATCAGAATGATGACCTAAAGGCAGATATTCTAGAAGCATCTGATAAACCACATGATGTTATCTCTTTAGTATATGACGCAGAACGTAATTTAAGAATTTATCATTCACCAGAAGATGGACTAGTAATTACAAGAGGTGAGGGTAAAAAAGAAAGACCTATGCTTCAAATAGACGAAGATGGTTTCATTAAGATTTCAACTGGTGAGAAAGTATTCTTAGACTGTGGAGATATATTTGTATCTAATACTGGTGAACCTGGTGCAGATGAAACTGAACCAGCAGTTAGAGGTCAGTCTCTACAAGATTGGCTACAAGCACTATTAGATGATTATCAAGCGCATATTCATCCAACTGGTGTTGGACCTTCCGGTCCTCCGATGCCACCAACTCCAGTAGTGGTGGGTAAATTATCTAGCACACATATTAACTACCAACAAAGAAACAAATAATCATGCCTGCACTTTGGCCTAAATTCATAAAAGATCTGGCAGATGATATTACAAGCCAGCAATTTAAGAAACCAGGTGGAGCAGGTACTATGATTGGTATGCCAGTTCCTGCTGTAGGTGCTAATAACCAATTAGGTGAAACTGTGTCTGGTCAAAAATCTATTCTATCTGGTGGAATTACAGATGTAGGTAATCCTGCTAACGCTGCGCTTAAGACCAATCCTGCTACTATGGTAAATGCAAATAACACATCACCTAAATCAGGTAGATATGATTTTGGTGTTAGAGTTGCAGAGAGATATATTGAAGCTACAAAGGGTAAAGCACAAACTCATGTTGCAGAATTTCACGCGAACAATGGAGCTGCTGAAGCTCTGCTAAAGAATGGTTATGGTTGGGCTTTCGAGAGACTATTAATGGAAGGTGATATACCTCTACAAGATCAATATGATGAAGATGGTAATCTGATTGAGATGGGTAAAGAGTCTCATCCTGCCTATGCAGATTTCTGTCCGACTGAAGAGGAGACTGCTGGTCCAGACGTAGATGAAATTAAAAGCGAGAATGATAAAGCCTTCAATAAATTTGTTGAGGAGCGAAGAGAAGAGTATAAGTTAGATAAATTTAAGTTCTATCATTTTCCTTGTCTAAGTGGCCAAGAGTCTCAGGCAGAACTAGAAGTTATCTTTGCTACTAGAATTCTAATGGGCTATGAGTTCATGGAAACTGCTAACGAGAGATGGAACTACTTTGTATGGGCATGTCACTTAGGGAAAGAGAATTACTCTGGCACTAGCAACTATAAAAATCTTAGTAGTAGAACTAAGAATGAAATTGAAGATGCTGGCTATGACTATAAACTATTAGCGGATAATGTATCTCAGTATGTAAAAGAAGGTATCATGGCTGCACATCCTGAGAGGAGTACAGATTGGCCTAGGATAGGGATTAACTCTACGTTAAAGCAAAGAATTAAAAGACCTGCAGAAGAGGCGATCCAATTCCCAACAATTGAAGATGAGAATGGTACGGATATTACTCCAGACTACTGTCCTATTAATCGATATAAATTACAGGTGGCTAGAGATTTTGAAGGTGACGATAGTCTAAAACCTAAAATCTTAACCATGAGTATTATCGCTACATTTACATATTATCCTGGTAAAAGACAAGGCACCGGTGGTGGTTATGTAAAAAATAATGAAGAGGCTAAATTTATTACATCTGGCCCACAGAACATGAGGTTTGAAAAATCTTTGGGCTGGATAAAGAACAAATATAGAGACGACGAGTACAAGAAGAAGTGGAGAAAGGTACCTGCTACTAAATTAAAACAGGCAGCTCGATCGAATAAACCTAAACAAAAGTTTTTTGAGATCGATCCTATTCCACAAGGTACACTGTTTAAATTTGAATACCATAAAGCTCTTTGTGCTATAGAACAAGCAGAGAAGTGTGAAGAAGATTTAGCAGAAGTTATACATCCATGGAGACCTGGCTATGAGGGTTTTAATGGCGATCCTTACATGATGATGGCTAGAGTGACAATTGCATATTGGTATGCTTGTATTGTACAGCCATTTAAGAAATCTCCATCTGCTCCACCGGCTCTAATCGTACCTCCTCTTGGTGGTATCTACATTCCAATTTATTATGGTAGTGCAAATCGCCTAGCTAATAATCTAAGAAAAGCCTGGAATACAGGTAAGTCTTTCAGTAAGCTACCTGCTAAACAGCCGCCAGCAATAGCAGTAAGTACAGCAGTAGCAGGCGCGTATGCGATACACCTGCTAGAATTTAAGCTGCTTTATCTTGGTGGTATTCCAACTCCAGCTGGCCCAGTGCCGATGGTTGGTTTTGTACCAGTGGTATTTTAACCCCAGTCTTTTTCGAAAGTATACCAATGGTCTGCAGACGCACAGTCGCGCAGAGCATCTAGAACCATATAAACCTTTTCGTCAATCGTTAGGTTGTTTAGAACAGCACCTACATGCATCTCAATTAGGTTTTCATCCTTAAGATATGTAGACACTTGTTTTGCAATTCCAGTTGCAAGTCGGTAACCATTGTCTTCAACCGTGTTGTATCTGCTACCAGCATAATACTCGGTATAAGTATCGACTTCGGAAGCATGTTCAATCATCTTGTCCCAGAGTTTATCGCCGAGTAGATCTCGAACCTCTTGACAGATTTCAGTAATCTGATTGATGTGTTTCAGTGTGGCTTGGTAGCCGAAGCCACCAATACCGTTACACTTGATTTCTTTGTAGTTAAATTTTGCCATTATGCTACTTCTTTAATAATTATGTTTTCAAAAGAGTCTTTCAACTCTCCATAAGCTAAGCCAGCCCAAGTCTTAGAACCAATAGATTTCCAATGGTTGAAGTCCGCCATGTTAGGGAAAGTAGAGTGAATATCTCCGATCGTCAAGTTCTCAATGACAGTCTTGTCGATGTGCAAGAACTTGTTGTTCTTCATGTTAAGAACGGAGATGTAAAAGTCTGAACCAGGAAGTTGAATTTCAACGTTGAAGAGTTTGTTCTTTTCGTAACGGAAGAGGTTACAAAGAAGTCCTTCACCTGAGTTAATAGTCAAGAAACCAGCTCTACATTTAGAGATGCTTCTGTATTTGTACTTAGTTTTGTTCCAGTCTAGACCAAGGTCTTTGACGTAGAATGTGTGCATTTTACCCTTAATGTTCTGTTCGATTGTGAACGAAGTTCCGAGGGTAGGGTTTGTGTGTTTTTTAATGTAAGCCATTTGTTTTACCGTTTAATTACAGTACTAATATAATAAAAATTTCTGACATAAAAAAATCTAGAGGCAATTATTTTGCCTAAAATGGCAAAGTTTTTTGCACAGATATATAAATTATATGAAAAAGCTATTACTACTCTTATTCTTAATCCCAACTATGTTATTCGCACAAGATTGTTCGCCATATCATAAAGTTACAAATTGGGAAGCTAATGATGACGTGGAATTTACAGTAGCATGGGTTAGTTGCTTCCATGCATCTGGTACGGCTTTTTCAACAGATTGGAATAATATGTCTCTTGGTGTACATCTCATGGGCGAAGGACATAAAAATGTGGCATATACCTTTTTCAGCTATCAATATCAACCTATTAAAAGAGTTAAGCTATTTGCAGGTCCTCTATATAGAATAAATAATGATAGTGGTTTTATGCTTGCACAATATGGGGGAGACATTAAATTATATAAATCTATTTGGGTTACAAGTAGAATATTGCAAATTAATAGAAATTTAAACTACCTTAATGCAGGTGTTAAGTTAGCAATATAAAATCAGATTTTAACTATGAAAACGCCTATCATTAAGTACAATGACAAGTTTTTAGACCGTATCGGTTTGTTTATGCGAATTGGTGGTATCACTCTTTGGCCTTTTGTTATCCTGAGAGAGATTTATGATTCTACACCGCCTTGGAGAAGAAGAGCTGCTAGAATTATTAACCATGAAACAATTCATATTAAACAACAGGAAGAGATGTTAATCATACCTTTTTATATTTGGTATGTTACAGAGTGGTTTATTAAATTGTTTATTTACGGTGGTCAGGCTTACTACAATATTTCCTTTGAAAGGGAAGCTTTTGATAACGATGACAACTTAAGCTACCTAAGTGGTAGAAAACGTTACGCTTGGATAAAACGCGTGCTTAAGTAGATATATAATATGTTATTATACTTTTAAATAAAAAATAAATGTCAGACAAAAAAAGACGCAGGATTCAAACTGCCGGTGTGAAAGCCGAATCATCGATCGAACTACTAGATAGAGTTCAGACCCCTACCCAAGAATTTACAGAGACTAAAAAAGACAACCAGGACGACGGTAACGACTTCTCAGAATTTTATGATGAGAATGGAGAGTTCCTATGGGAAGCCTATGAGTCTACATGTCCATCCCACACTAGAAAACCTAACCCACATGTAAAAACACAGAATGGCGATAAGGTTTACTCAAGAGAGCCTTACGCACAAGAGATGTATGACATCTTAACTGAATATAGCCCTGAAATTAAATCTCAATTATTTACAGGTGAGATTCACACAGGTAAAGTTTGGGGTGTAACAGAAGAGTGGATTACAGTAGACATTGGCTACAGAGAATTAGTATATGTAAATGCTAAGAAGGAGTCTGATGAAGTGAGAGCACTTCTACCAGGAGAAGAAACTGCGGTCTTAATTACTGACACAAGAGGCACTTTAGCCGGTACAATTACTGGTGGAGTAAAACATAAAACTTTCATGGACTTAAGAGCTGGTATCGAAGAGGGTAACACTGCTTGGATTGGTCTAGTGAAAAATATGATTGAGAATGGTGGTTATATTGTAAGAGTACAGGGCGTTGACTGTTTCATGCCAGGTTCACTTGCAGGTATTAATAAACTATCAGACTTTAGCTCAATCATTGGAGAAGAGATCTATGTTGTACCAGTGAGTTACTCACCAGATAGAGGTACAGTCATTGTTTCACATAGAAAATATCTACAAGCATTAATTCCTAACGCTATTCAAGAATTAAAGAATTCTATAGAAGATGTTAGAGAAGGTTTAGTTACAGGTACTGCTAAATACGGCGTGTTCGTTGAGTTTGACAAATGTTTAACTGGTATGATTCATACTAATGAGTTAGATGAAGAAACTCTGGTTAAGTTTAAATCTAGAGAGATTAAGCCAGGCGACCCTGTTAAGTTTTTTGTAAAAGATATTATTAGTAATTCTAAAATAACTCTAACTCAAAAGGAAGGAACGTCAATAAGCCCATGGATAAACATAGGCTCTAGGTATCAAATACCTTCGGTCGTCGAGGCTAAAATAAAGACTAAAAAGGATTATGGTATATTTGTAAATATCGAAGAAGGTGTAACCGGTTTATTACATGTTAGTGAATTGCCTGAAAATAAAATCGATTCATATAATATAGGTGATTCTCTAGATGTTCAAATTACTAGAATTGATGAGTCTGCGATGAAGGTATTTCTTAAATTACCTCAATAACTATAAAAACAGAGGATGATATATATTCAAAAGTAATATCATACTCTTAATATGCAAAAACTAAACGTATCTTCGGATAGACATTCTGTTCTAAACGCTAGTCAGATTGGAATTGAATTTGAGTTTTATTCTAACTTAGAGCTAGAGGAAACACAAAAATCTTTATCCGAACTACTAAATAGAAAGATTAGACTAGAGGAAAAGGCACACTCTGATTTCCAACCAAGCGCTGAAGTCTTTAAGATGGAACCTGATATGTCAGGTGGTAAAGGGCTAATTGAGTTGGTAACAGGTGCAATGCCTTATAGAAACGCTAGGATTGTAATTCAAAAGATGTTGAGATGGATCGAGAAGAATGGTTATACAAATGACCGTGCTTCGATTCACCTTAATATGTCTTTTAACCCTGATTATTTAGTAGATAAAAATATGATTCAACACATGTCAGTGTTGAAATTCATTCTAGAGTTTGATGAGGCTAGAGTGTATAAGTATTTTCCAAATAGAAAGGATTCTACTTATGCAAAATCTATTAAATGGGTTATGCCAAAACATGAGGCTTTCTACTACAATGAAAATCTAATTAGCTCAGATAACTTTACTTTCGCTAATACTAAATACTATGGTATTAACTTTGAGAAGGCACAGAAGAACTATTTAGAGTTTAGATATTTAGGTGGTGAAGGTTATGAGAAAAGAGTAGATGATATTCTACATCTTGCGGATGGATTTATTATGTCTGTCTTCAAATCTTGCTTCAACCCTAGATTTACTCCCGAGAATAAAATTGAACTTAAGCGTATCCTAGAGAAGAATAGACCTCTAATGGAAATGCTAAAAGACTACAAGGCAGTAAATAAATATTGGAAGAAGATAAATATATTAGTAGACTTAACAGACAACGAGCAAGTAATCGAAGTTCAGTGGAACAGATTTAAGCTAAAAGTCTTAGAGTTACTAGCAAATGGTACAATGGAAGAAGGGATTATCAACTATGATTCCGACTACGGTGTGGTACAAGTTAAAAATGGTAAATTTAAGACTGCTTATTTGCTAGATGGATTTGAGTTTATAGACTGTGAGCTTTCAGGAAATATCGAAAATAGTGGTATTTATGGCGGTAAAGTAGAAGGAGCACAGTTATTAAGAACACAACTCTATAAAGGCTGTGAAGTAAAGGATTCAAAAATTGAGTCCTCTTATGTGCATGGCAGTTGTTCAGTAACAAACTGCTTTGTCTTTGGAAAAGATACAATTTTCAAAGGTAGAATGGTTGGAGGTATTTTCAGAGAGGGTGGCATTGGGCCACATGCTAGATTTGATGATACCGAAATAGTGGTAAGCACAAAAATAAATAGTTAAAATGAGTGAAATAAGATCGGGTAACGAAACTAACTTAAGCACCGAAAGAGATTTCGGGGATAGCTGTCTTAACGCCTTTCTCCAAGAGTTAGGTGATGATTTGACTGGTGCTTGTATGGTTCCTGTTAACCTACCACAAAGAGAAATTATTAATATAGTTAAAAGAGCTAAGAAATGGTTCTATAAAAACTATGAGGATGCAGTTAGAGAGAACTACTATCATGTTCCTAAAACTGTATTTGATTCAACATATTTTAAAAATCATAGATCTTTAAATCTACCTAATGCAAGTGCAGATGGTTCAGGTGCAGTATTCTCTGTATTTGGAGTACATGATTTGGGTTCTGGTTTCAACAGCGCACAAGGTGGATTAGATGTTAGATTCCAAAGCGGTGGAGACTTCGCTTTAGAGAAGATGTTATTTAGAGGTATGTATGAAGGAGCCGGATCTGCCGAAGCTGCAGAAGAACTACAATACTATGTGCTTAATCAATCACTAGCAGATATGTCTAGGCAGATTTTAGAAAATCCTATCTCTTACCAATACTCTAGATTAACTGGTGAATTAAAGATATTAGGTGATACACCAAAAGACGATGTAATCCTACATGTATATGAGACACTACCCGATTGTGCTATATACGAGGATGAAGTTTTCTTTAGATATTGTTCTGCTAGAATTAAGCAGTCCCTGGGTGCTAAATTAGGCATCTTTAAATTTGCATTACCTGGTAATGTGGAATTTGACTACGACGCGATAAAAGACATGGGCGACACCGAATTAGAGTCGATTATCGAAGAAATTAAAGGCGATGAAGGCGTGGATTGGATGTTCCACTCATAATAAGCTGAATACATACATAAATGGATTTTTACATTAAATATATTGGTGACCCTAACTACCAGACTGATATTGTACACAACAATGGGGAGATTGAGCAACTATTGGCTCAGATTGAAACCACGTTGTTCACTAGAAAGAGGGATGTGTTAGGTCAACCTGATTTTGGATGTAGTCTAGAAAACTTGGTTTATGGTATGAACCAAAATGAATTTCAAATTAAAAATGAAATTGAGAAACAATTAACTAACTATGTACCTCTCTCTAGAAAGTATTCTACAAGTGTAGATGTTAAATTCTTTAGAGGTGAAGTTAGAGATATTTGTTATGTAGATATTACAGTTAATAATGAGTACACAATTCAAGTAAATCTAAGATAAATAAATAATGGCTGAATTAAAATTTTTAAGTACACTAAGAACCTCTGCAAATCAAGTCAAGGCTGATGCGCGCACCTATATTGCAAGGGTGTATAAGCGTGCAAATACCCTATTTACAGAGGCTTCACCGTTTGCTCAAATTGTAAACGTGATGGCTGAACTTGGTGAACTAATTATGTTCTATATAGAAGATGCTACTGTAGAACAAAACATATACACGGCCCAGCAACCTGAGTCAATCTATGGTCTATCAAGATTAACTGGCCATGATGCAACCAGAGGTTTTGCTGCAACAGGAGAGATAGAATTCAGATGGAAGTTAGGTGCAGATCTTGGTAAGATTGCAGGTACTGGTTTAAACATTGATGCTAGATCAGAGTTATCATGTGAACTAAACGGCTTAACGTATACTCTACTAACACAACAAGATAAGTTTAGATTAGAAAAGTCTAACAAGTATAAAACTAAATGTGCTATCATTCAGGGTCAGTTTGAACAACAGACGTTTACTGGAACTGGTGAGTCTATGCAGTCATATAATGTAAAAGTTCAATCATTAACAGACCACTCTAAAGTCTCAGTTGCAGTCAACGGCGAGCATTGGACCAAACACGATTCGATCTATGACCTACTTAACGAAGAAAAGGGTTATATCCTAAAGACAGGTATCTCAGGCGGTTTAGACGTTTATTTTGGTACTGGTAACTTTGGTGCAATTCCACCAGCAGGTGCAGATATTACCGTTGAATATGTGAAGCATAAAGGTGCTTTAGGTAATATTGATGATGGACAAGATATTGTTTTCCAATGGCAGTCAGAGGGTTCAGACTCTAACGGTGATACTTTTGATTTAAACGAGTATTTAGAAGTTAATGTAACTTCATCTCCAAAAATGGGCGCAGATAAAGAGAGCCCAGAGTTTACTAAGTTAATGGCACCTCTCGCTTCCAAATCTTACGTCTTAGCAACTCCAGACAATTACGAGTATTTCCTATCAAGATACGGATTATTCTCGTATGTGGACGCTTACAACACGACGTCGGATCAGTATTTAGATGATGACAATGTGATCTATATCTTTGCTGTGCCAGATATAAAAAGAAAACTATTAGCAAGTCAAGACTACTTCTCTATTCCAGAGAATGAAATGTTCTTTGACCAAAACGAATATGACAAGATGTCACAAGTAATTCAAGATAGCGGCCAGCAAATGGTAACTACTGAAGTGGTGTTTGTTAAACCTCAG